ACCAAAAATATTGAACGTATATCCGTTGTGAGAATTTACAGACACAAACGAATTGCTTGAACTTGATATAACTGTAGTAGCATCAGAACTTTTATACGATTGCCAGTTCCAATATCCACCGGAATATATAATTGGTGCAAAAGCCCCGTTAGGAATTGCTGTCCACGTTGCACCGCTGTTGGTAGATTTATATAGGCCATATGAAACAGAGCTAGTTGTGGCTGGTGCAAGAAGGGTTGTCCCATCAGTAGCCATAGCACCCGATCCAGTAAAGGAAAGTGTGCCTGGATAACCACCAACCGGAAACTGCCCAGGTGACCATGTAATGCCATCTGAAGAGTAATATACAGAACTGGAATCTTGCAAAGTTGTAGATATATAGTTTGCGTTAATAAATCCTACAAGCTTACCACTAGCATAAAGTAAATCACCCCAACCCTGTACCTTTGCCGTTCCTAAAATAGATTGTCCAAGTTCTGCATGGTAAGTCCAAGTAATCCCGTCTGTAGAGCGAGATATAACAAGTGTGGAGTTATTTCCTTTATGGGCAGAATAGTAGTAAAGTGATCCATCATAAGCTACAGCAGCAGCATTAAAGAATGACCTTACTCGATTAAACGTAATTCCATCTGTGGAAACATAAGGCGTTCCAAGGTAATTGTTAGCAGAACATGCAAAATATAAGTTACCTACTTTTTGAAGATTGGTAAGAACAGATGAGCGAAAGCTATTTTGTGTAGAATGAAACCAATTTTTAAAATCTGTTGAATAATAAAGATTACCACTAGCCGTAGTACTGACTACATATTTGCCTCCGGCAAACAAAACATCAGATATATTTCTTGGAAAAAAGCACTGTGTCCATGTTATGCCGTCTGTGCTGCGAAAAGCTAAATCGCTTACAGAGCCAATAGGATGAGTAAGAAATTCTGTCCCTGTCCAAAATATTCTATTTAAGTTAGGGGCTGTATCTCCAGGGGTACGGACAGTCCAGGTAGTTCCGTTAGTTGAGCTATAGATAATACCATTATCAGCAACTCCTACAACAATACCTAAAGCACTAACAAACACAGCATCGTTAAAAGTGGCAGAACCAGCAGAACGAGCTGTCCAAGTAGTGCCATCAGGAGATGTGTACAAACTACCAGCAGTGCCAAAAGCAATAAAAAGGTTAATTGATCCGGCGGCGAACAAAACACGGCGAAATGCTAAAGAACCTGCTGCGCGTGATGTCCAAGTAGTGCCATCAGGAGATGTGTAACAAGCTCCAGAGTTTCCTACGGCAACAAAAAGACTGTTACCAAAAGTAACATCGTTAAATGTGCTGGACCCTGCTGCGCGTGATGTCCAAGTACCTGTATCGCTTGAACTAAATACAACACCGCTATTGCCAACTGCTACATAAGTAGAAGCACCAAATGCAAATCCATTTAACCCTGTAGTGCTTGGGGTGGTCCTTGGGAGCCAAGTTATTCCATCTGTAGATGTAAGAATACTTGATGTACTGTTGTTTCCCAAAATTATATAACTACCGTTTGCATATCTTATATGAGCACTTCCTGTCATAGAAGTACCGTTTGGAAATGGTCTTGCAGTCCAATTTATACCATCAGATGATGATAGTGTCTGTCCAAATTGATCAACAGTTACAAATTGGTTAGTCCCGTTATAAGCAATAGTCTTAATTGCACCTAAGCTGTTGCTAACGCACGGATGAGAATGTGATGGTTGGGCAGATTCCCGTGTACCACCCGCAAGAACGCTAAGGCCACTAGAAGTAGCTCCAACAGCTTTGCCATTTACATCATAAATTGAAAAAAAAGTTTGTCCCCCACCATCTCGTTTTAATGTCCAAGTTATAGCATCTGTTGATGTTATATAATGACCATTACTCGTAGCTGATCCTACATAATAAGTGCCTGCTACATAAGCTACTTCACGACAACTGCTATTAGAAATAGGAATAGTTCGTACAGTCCAAGTAAAAGCATCCGGTGATGTGTATACTCCCTGATTGCTTGATAAAACGTATTGTCCACCAGCAAAAATAACATTAAATATAGTGCCAAATCCAACACTTGTTCTGTCAGTATAAGTAATTGCATCTGGTGATGTCAGAAGTCTACTAACACTTGATGCACCGTAAGCTATATATAGTCCATTTAAATAAACTATATCTGTTTGTGTTAAGCCAACGCCTCCCTGCGTAGTCCAAGTTATTCCATCTGTAGATGTTGCCGTCGATCCACCAGTGCTGCGAACAACAACAAACTTACCACCAGCATAAATTACTTTTGAATAAACATCATTTGGAATTAAGATCGATGAAACTCTTGTAAAATTTAGTAAATCTGTTGAATAATACATACCAGTGGTGTGCGTAATTACATACATTCCTGCGCCATAAGCTACAGATGTAGGGGTAATGGTAGTTTCTCCAGAATTACGCAAAGTACGAGCTGACCAATTAAGGCCATCCGCAGATACAAGTAATGAACTTCCAGAAGTTTTCGGGCTAGTAGTTGCTACAAATAGGTTATTTACATACCAAACACCTGTAATGGTGTTAATTTCCGCATTAGTTGGCACAAAAGTAAAAGAATCCCCATTTAATGTATGTACAAATTTCGGGCTGGTTGTAGCGCCAAAAACCCACGCGCTCCCACTAGTAGCCATTAGATATTGGTTGCGTGTTCCGCTAGTTGATCCAAAAGTGACACCAACAGGAATTTGTGCGCTTGCTACCGAAACTGGAGAACCAATATCAGGAACATCGCCAAGCGCAGCAGCCAAAGTAGGATATGAGGCTTTGCTGTAGTATTTTCCGGTCTGAAGCCAGGTTCCGCTGCTAGGTGCTACTGATGACTGAACAACCTCACCAATTGTTGGCGTCGATCCACCGCCACCAGCCCAAGGCACATTGACAACCATTTGATCAGCAGAGTTTAACTGAACGCCGTAGGTGCGCGATGCTGTGGTAGTTACGGCATTTGCTGCTGTTGTCTGCACAGTAGCGTCAAAAACTTCTACGCCACCCAATGCGCTAGCCGTTGCCTTTGGTAAAACGTAATTGTTGGCGCTAGTTGCTATGCCATCTAGCTTTGTTTTGTCAGCAGCAGACATACTGCCAGCAGCACCAGTTGTTGCAGCACTGATGGATATAGCTGGAGTAGTGCCGCCAGAACTGGCAATTGGTGCAGTACCAGTGACGCTAGTTACTGTGCCAGCCCCGCCGCCGCCAATCTCAACAATGGACGCAGTGCCATTATCCTTTTTAGTGTAAACTTTGCCATCATATGTATTGATAGCAATTTCACCAAGTTCAAGATCACCCACAAGAGGAACCTTGGCCGCAACTGCACTACGCTTTAATTTTAATGTCGCCATGTGGCTTTCCCTTTTCGCTATATAGCTGGGTTATGTGTTTTAGAATGTACCGCCGTCAATAGTGCTGTTTGGATCAAGATAATCGGTTCCAGCAACTGCCGCTGCATATGAAGTTCCGTTACCCTTTAGCAATCCGGTGACAGCGGCTGTTAGTCCGATACCGCCATAAGCTACGCCAATTGCCGTTCCGTTCCAAGTTCCGGTTGCAATAGTGCCAAGCGTAGTAATCGATGACTGACCGGCATAGGTTGAAGCAATATCAACGCCAGCGCCGCTGACTGTTATCCGGCTGGCAGTCCCAGTAACGCTAAACGAATTACCTGTAAGAGTAAGGCCGTTGCCAGCTATGTATGAACCAGCGCCTGAGAATTGAGCAAATGTAATAGCTGTAGAGCCAAGCGTTCCACCAGCATCAACCGTGCAGACATGACCAGTGTCAGCGTTAATGGTTCCAGTTTCAACAAAGACAAATGCGCTAACTAATTTAGCAAAGGTGTCAGCATCTGTTGATCTTGTCCAAGCTCCAGCCGCTACAAGGTAAATACCGTTTGTGGATGTAGTTGTCTGGTTTTTAACAAGGACGCGGTCACCAGCGACAACTGAAATGCCGTCAATTGTTTGCGGAGCCGAAAGCGTAATGTTGGCAGTAGTCGCTGCAACCACAGATGCTTTAACATCTAGGCCCTGGGCTACACTATCAACATAGTTCTTAGTTGCAGCATCAGTTGATGAGCTAGGCTCTCCAAGGTTTGTTATGCGCTGAGAGTTAAAAGAATAGGAAGATGTGGGTACACCAATATCGTTCAGAATTGCAGAAGATGCTGCCGTGACCAATCCCTTGGCGTTGACGGTTAGCTTAGTAAATGTGCCTACATTGGAATTAACTGTTGCAAAGGTTAGGGCTGCACTGACGTTGGCAGAGCCATTAAAGCTGCTTAGGGTAGCAGTCGCATCACCAGTAAGGGATAAGTCCCTTGCAGTAGCAAGGGTTGTAGCAGTAGCGGCATTGCCGTTTATCGACCCAGCAATAGTGCTAGAAAAGGTCTTAATACCAGCAACGGTTTGAGCGCCTGTAAGTCCAACATAAGCGCCAGCGCCGCCAATGGCTTGGATTGTTGTCGCTGATCCGCCAGCGCCAGCAGAACCCTTACCATAGTAAAGTACATCATCTACTTCGTTATAGGCTAATTCAGCATTTTCTAAGCTAGTAGGCGCTCCAGAAGCGCCAGTTGCTCTACGTTTAATTCTCAGTGTATTAGCCATTAGAAGTTTCCTCCGTCAACAAGATTTTCGCGAGTTTGGTTTTGCCACTTACTGACCGAAGATTTGTAGCATAAAACATTACCATCAGCAATATTTAATAAATCTACATCAGACAATTGAGCTAATGTAGTCGGGCTTGCTGTTATTTGTGTAGTTGCATCTGGGAATTTAAACCCGCCAGTAGTGCTTTCTACAATTCCAGTAGCTGTTAGCTTACCAGTTTTACTGATATTAAATTTAGAACTTGCACCTATCTGGAGATCAAGCAACTTTGAACCAGCCGCACTTGTGGTGTCGGTGACGTTCAACTTAATGCCGTTGAACGAAGTACCACCATTGTTCCAAGTGTCAGCTAGGTCGTAAATAAATGCCATTGGTATCCCCTTCGCGCCACATGTTTAGCACTTTATAGCTTAGATGCCAACCGTATTACTTGTTGGGCTTGGGGTATTGATCTTTTACAGCTAGGATTTTTTGCCGCATGGATTCAGCGGCATCGCCACCTTTCCAGATAGCATCCAACTGATCCCCAATCTCAGGATAGTCTTCTTTGCGCCGTTTGGCATAATCGTCGGTAAATTTAAGGCGCATATTGAACCTCGAAAGTTTTAGTTAGGTACGGGAAGCAAGTGACGGTGACAAAGTATGTGCCAGGGAATGAAAACTCTAACTCTGCTGTGCCATCATCAACTATGACAGATTGATCCCCAAAGGATACTGCTGCGCCAACTGGAACGTTTTCAATTACAGTGCCGTTTAAAGTGGCAGGGTTGCTAGGTCGTTCCGCAAGTTCGCCGTCCAAAACATAGGGATTGACTATGCTTTCATCTACATCAATCGCCTGTTCACCTGTCTGCGTATTCAAGGCCACAGCTTCAGGATCACTGCTAGAAAAGGATCGCACAACCTCGCCACTCTGTTCATTATAGAAATAAACTTTTATCACTTCTTTATCTCCTGAACGCTCAAGGTAACTGGCGAGTAACCAGTAAGGTTTACGGCAAAGGGTCCATACTGGTTATCAAACTTAATGTTATAAAGATAATACCCAGGCGATAGCCCAGTATCAATAAAGTCTATAACCAAAGGAATTGATGTAGTAAACGTGCCGTTTCCGGCAGAGCCTACAACACTAGCTATAATTGCGCCGCTCCCACCCGACCTGTCTAAGAGCGCGTAGCAAATCATATTTGAACTTGATGGAATAGCAGTCATTCTAACAAATAGGTTTGATTCGACGCCGCCAAGTTTAGTAAAGCCGACCTGTAGAATGTTTCCAGATGTTGTAAATGCAGGAATTGTAATTGCAGTCGTAGTTGTCGCAGCCGAAAGCGAGCTAACTGCAAAGTTACCAATCTTTAAAGTACTAACCTGAAGATCACCAATCTTAGCGGTCTGGATCACGCCGTCAGCTATATTTGCAGAAAAGGCAACGATTTCGTTTGTGCTGACCTTTGCCGACGTTATTGCACCCGCCAATATTTTATCAGCAGTGATCGCGTCAGTTGCAATTTGAGTGGCAGTAATTGTGCTGGCAGCAATCTCTGAGGCTGTAATTGTGTTAGCTACAATGTTACCCGCCGCAATTGTTCCTGCCGCTATTTTTGCGCCAGTTATGGTTGCCGCTGCAATCTCATTGGCAGTAATAGTGCTGGCCGCAATATCAGAGGCAGTAATTGTGTTGGCAGCGATTTCATTAGTTGTGATGGCCCCAGCCGCTATTTTAGCTGCCGTTATGGTATTAGCTGCAATTTCATCTGCCGTTATGGCGTTTGCTACAATCTTTGCAGATGTAATTGCATCGTCAGCAATTTGAATAGTTGCAATTTGCCCAGTTACTTTTGCCGCCGCGATAGCCGCCAATTGGCTGTCAGAAAGAGTTCCTGTAACTTTTGCAGCCGCCACTGCCGCAATCTGCGCATCAGCCAAGGTTCCGCTAATATCAACCGCAGGAACAGCAGATGTCCACGCAGCACCAGTATAGCGATATAATTTATCGTCTGTTGTTAGAAAAACGACCCTGCCTTCAAAAAGATCAGTCAAAGGCAGTGTAGCTACAATTTCATAGCCGCCCTTTGCTTTGGATAGCGAAAGAAGCTTATCGATAACAATCCCTGCATAAGCCCCACTACCTGTGGCACGAATGCCAAGCGTTGCCGTATCCTCACCCGCATCAAATCCAGCCGTGACCGAATATGCCTGAGCAACATAAGCCACGGTCAAAGCCTGTGGATTGCTTAAAGTTGAAAGCGCAAAAGATGAGCTTACATCTGTATTGCCACTAAACACCTTAAAGCTGCCTGAAGCGGGAGCGTATGAAACAACAGCCCCATTTGCATAGGAGAATAGCTGTACAACTTCTTTTGTAAGGTATCCGCTTATTGCAGCAGCACCAGCAGCACCAGCAGCACCAGGAGCGCCAGCAGCGCCAGGATCACCAGTGACGCCCTGCGAAGCCAGCAATGCCCAGTTTGCCCCTGGGGGACCATTTCCAGCCGTTGATGTGTGGGCTACAATCGCAGAATAGCTTGAGCCATCGCGCTGCACAAAGTCGCCAATGATATATGCAACCGACGATCCAGACCAAGCGCCCCTGTTGACGTTTCTTGTGGCGTTGTCATCTGGCTTATTGCCATTGTCATCAACAATGCCAGAGTAATTCGCAGTCGTTCCTGCGTCATCAATACCAAGGATAAACGGACTGTTTAACGGATCATAGATCGTTGGCGCAGTCGGCGTTATGGGCGCAACATCGCTAGTGTCCCATGTGTAGATGGCAGCGTTCTCTTCGACCAGTGCCATTGGTACTTGACCGTCAAAGCGAATCTCTTGGCTTACAACTCGAAATAATTTGTTTGAGAAACCTAGTGCCTCAAGGCTAACGCGAACAACATTCCCAACCTGACATCCCAATGCCTTGGCGTTGAAAGTGGTGGACAACATTCCGCGATACTGGTTGCGCTGCAATATTTGCTTGGCAACGCGCTGCGCTCTGCGACCATCTTCAATGTATGGAAGGTCAATTGACATGACGCGCTCAATGCCATCAGGTGATGCGAAACCAACTTCTGGATAATCCACCATCTGATAAAGACTGTTGTTTGACGGATCAACATAACGGCCACGGACAATATTGTAATTCTCAGTCAGCCCACGGGTTTGTTGCCAATCAAAGCCTCCAATCATGTCGCCTTCATTGAAGGTCAGTACATAATCAGCAAGGTCATTTTTCATTGCCGTAACCGTCAACTTGCCGCCATTGTCACGGAGCGTACCGTTCATTGAAGCCAGCAAATTGTTAATGATTTCCATGCGGTCATCCGAATCGGACGCAGTTCCGCTGGTGCGATAACGCTTCTGCGTTCCACCGATTGCCAGAGTGACGTTCTCATCACAGATGTTTGCGGCTGTTATAAAGGAAGGCATATCAATGCGAGTGTACGGCACACCACAGCCAACAGATAGTTTGTTATTTATTTCCCAGCCGAGCAGCCACCAAAGCAGTTGCAGAACAGGATTGTCGCAATCGTCTGCATCAGTGTAAGCGCCCCAAGTAGCCTGATCTGTCGCACGGTGCGAACCAGAGCCACCAGTCACAGTACTGTCCTTGCGCGGATCGTAAAGAAGAGCGCCGTTACCAATGACTGTGACGCGGCTAGGTAGCCCCCCAACCAATGGACTTTCAGCTTTCTTGCTGTTGCCTGTACGCTTAATGCGAATATGCAAATAGGCACAGCCTGTTAAACGGCGACTTGATCCCCACTTACCGCCACCATTGATAGAGATATAGTTTCCAGAAGTTCCTTCAGTGCGCGTTGTGACCGTCAGGTATCCAGAATATGTTCCAGTGACACCGCCGCTGGCTGTCCAGGCTTGCTTCTCTTCAAACCATATTTCAGATATTGCAGTAACTTTATGTGCGGCTAGAGCAATAATATAATCTACATATTCTTGGTCTGTGCCACTGGATTCGTGATACCGAAGGTCTAGAGGCATTGCTGTTGTGCCAAACACAACCTTTCGTGGCGTAGATGGATCAAGGCTGACATTTAGGCGAGACATTTGGGTCTTTGGTATTTTAGGTCCAAACAAGGCCATTGATGCCGTAGAAAGCGCAATTGAAGCGCCTATGCCCACAATGGTGCTGGTTAACGCGGCGGCGGTTGCTGCCCCTGCCGCAGTTGTTGCAGTGCCAAGTATTGCAACAGAAATCTGTGGCGCAAAGTAGGCAACAGCAACAGCAGCCGCAATTATTGCAACAGTTTTTAATGCCTTACCCATGTCCAACACTCCAGCACTTGACCCATAAGGATCGGTCAATGCGCTCCAAGCCATCGTCCGAAACGAAATAAGCGAAGCCGCCCATAACCACGCCAACAGAGCCATCGACAAAGGCTAAGTCACCTCGTTGCGCATGACCTATACCAACTTCTGAAAACTTACCATCCAAGGTTGCTTCAAGCGACCCTGCGCCGATTTCCTTCAGAGCGTTCACACTGCCTTTTAGGCTATCGTATTGACCACGGAACTCAGACATAGGGTCTTGCCCTGTGATCGCATCAACAGCCCCCGCTGCAAAAAGACAACAGTCATTTAAACCATACTCAAACGGTTCATCCCGCTTGGTAGTAATGTATTCGGATAATGCATCTTCCCAAGTTAATATTCTCATCGATAATTTTCCATATTAAAGTCAAAGCCAAAACCACCACCTCCTCCATAAGGGTAGCTTCCAGCTTCAGCCATGCCGTTTGCAGCAGAAACAGCCGCCTCACCACTTAGATCGCCAGCATCAAATATGTTCTGAATAAGGTAGGTTTTATTCTGTGCGCCAGCGATACTTGTTAAATAGTTTTCTATTGTCAGCGTGACTGTTTGGCTTTCCGCACTTCCAGAAATTCCAACCTCATTCATGTAGCCAGTGTAATATGGAATTACGGAACCGACTTGTCCTTCATTTTCATTAACGCAATAAAACCAAAGCCGCGCAATTCGTCCCTGCCACTTTGATTTGTCGCCAATAATAGCCAAAAAGTCGGCATTATTTACCACAAGGCCGCTCATGGAAATAGACACTGTGTCGGAACCAGATTCGTTGTGCTTGACAGTCGAAACATTAATCAAATCGTGGCTAAAGCTATCGTAAGTGCCATCCAGTTCAGAATCGCCTGATCCAGATACTGTCTTGTCGTAAAGTCCGCTTGTGCCGCGTAGGACATCGCCCACAAAGTCAGCGTAAACCAAAACACGCCAGTTGACTACTGTGGCTTCAAGCGCAGCTTGCGTTGTTCCATCAACCATTAGAAGGACTCCCGTAAGTTCAGTGAGAGGCTATACACATAACCGTTCTCAACTGAAAGCGTTGGCTCCTCTACAAAATACATTAGGCAATATGGATTCTTGTACTCAATTGCCGCATTGTCAGAGGGCGATGTACGAATTGGTGGTTCAAAAGTAAGCGTAGCTACACCCGATCCGTTTGACGTTACATTCGCAGTCAATTGCAAAAGTTGGTTGTTAATCGTGACAAACTGACCAGCGACAAGAACTGTGGTCGATACAGGCCAGCCGTCAGTTGCTAGTGTGCGTCCAGTTTGCGATGCACCATTTACTAACGGTGTTGATGCTGATGCCGACTGCGCCGTTGGGTCAACTGGTATCTGAAAGTCATTTGCACGACCACGGGCCTTGGCTATAAACGAGCGCCATGCATTAACGTTTGTCGTGCCTACAATTGGAGGCAAAACGATTTGGCACTCCCACCAACCTCGACCAGAGGCTATTGTCTGACGCCGACCCGTCCACTCTGACACATTGGTCTGAGATGGCATAATCAGCCGCCATGACATGCCGTTTGCTTTTGGGGTTGAAGGATATGTAATTGTAGCCATTATTGCATTGCTCCACCAAGGCGTGGCCTACGAAGACCCGCAATTGTCCGCGACTCTGCCGCTGCGATAATTGCCGGAGCAGCCTCAAGGATGCCCTGCTGCACCTGAGCGCGAACAGCGGCTGGATCGTTTGAGCCACGGGCGTCTACGCTGATGTTGAAGCTGCTTCCACCTCCGCCACCGCGCATGTTACCGTTAGGAATGATTGTGCCGTTACCGCCGGGAACAAATAGTTCTGGGCCGCGTTCGCCTACCATATATGGCTTGCTACCCATTACAGAGCCGCCAAAAGCCTTAAATGGAACTCCTGGTAAGTAATTGGCAGTGCTGGAACCAAAGGCTTTTACAGGAGCCTTGCCACCCGTCAAACCGCCAAGCGCACCACTAACAATGCCAACAATCTGCTGGACAACAAACAACCTAAACAGTTCATCAATGACCGAACTAATAATGCTCTTCATGGCGTCTTTAAACGACATTGCGCCAGTTATCATTCCCTTAAACGAGTTGGAAACAGCAGTACCAATTGCCTCAAATGATTTTTTTATTTCTTCATTCTTTTCTCTGATTTTTGCATCGTCCATTGCTTTACTTAGTTTGTCAAACTCTTGTTGAGCGGCATTAACATCAGCACCAGGCTCTGATTTTAACTTTTTTAAACGATTGGACGCATCAAGCATGTCGGCCTCAGAATCACTAAGACCTAAATTCATTCCTTCATACTTCTTAATTAAAGCTTCAAATGGACCAGTTGAAGCAGCAGTAATTCGCTTATTAAACGCATCCTGTGTTTCAGCACTAGCCCTATTGTTATCTTGCAAAAACTTATGCTCTTTATTTATTTTGCGAATTTGAACAATGTAATCAGGAAGCGACTTATCAGCTATTTCCTGTGTAGATTTAGTAAAATCAAGAGCAGCTTTATCTGCCTCTTTAAATTGTTCTAAATATTTTTGCGCGGGATTTTGAGCCTCTTTGTACTTATTTGTAACGCGCTCAAGCTGAGTTTCAAATTCAGCTAAGGATATAGTACCCTTTTCAAACTGATCAACAATTAGTTGCTGTTCAGCGCGCAATTTTTCAGTCTCAGAAATAACCTTTGGCTTTGGTTGCCTTTTGTTGTCTGGTTTTAAAAGTCCTGCCGCAACAGAACCTTGATTAACTGATTGCTCCAGTTTTGGAATTAACGCTTCCAGCGCCATGCCGCTTGCGCCACTAATTAGGGCTTGTTGCAAATCTGTCTTTTTATACCTAGTCCCTCTAAGGTCTAGCTTTTCAACTCTTCTAAAAAGTTTCTCAAATTCCTTATCAGCGCCAGCTACGCCTTTTTCAGCGTTTGCCATTGTCTTGGCAACGTCAGTTGAAAACCTAACAAGGCTAGCCCTATTTTTGTCAATCTCATCCATGCCACCTGTAAGGCCAGGGAAGAAGCCGCCAGCCGAACCCAAACCCTCTGAGTAAAAACCAGTCGCAACTAATCCAAGTTTGTCTGTTATGGTGTTTAAAACACCAACCCTTTGTATTTGGTTGGTCAATGAACTTAGCGAAGCCTTTTGCTCCGCTGCTGTTGCTTTTAGATTTTCAATCTTAGCCAGAGTGTTAAGGCGCGTTTCAAGTGTATTACTTTTTATCTTGCCACTGGTCATGTCGAACATGTCGCCAAGAGCAGACTGCCCTGAACTCAAAGCAGATGAAGCAATTTCCAATTGAGCAGCAGCTTTTTCCCCATCTGATAGCTTTTCTATAAAAAAGCTAATAGCCATTGCAGCGCCAATGACAAGCGCACCCCAAGGTCCAGCAAGAAATGCACCAATTCTTCCAGCTACCCCGCCCATCATGGACATGGCGTAGCCTATTTGACCAATCTGCTGATTAAATGCTTGTAGAGGACTAGCTCCAGTTGAAACGCTAGTTGCAAAGTCATTAAGCTGCATACCAGCTTGCTGCACACCTTGGCGGTGATTACGAATTGCCTTAGAGGCTGCGTCAAGACCTTGTCCGGATTTTCTGGCTGCGCCTTCAACTCTGCCCATGCCATCAGCAAGAGGGCCATTGGCATCTTTTAGCGCATTCATTTCCTTACGAAGACTGTCAACTGCGTCAGTCAGCTTTTTAAGCTGCTCCTGCCCAGAAACTTGAGCGGCAAACAGAAACTCAATTTTTTGGTCTTGGGCCACGCTTTTGCCTTTCTTCGCTCAGGTTAAAATAAGCGACCCATTCATTATACTCTTCAATTGAGATTTGTTCAATCTCTGCAATGGTTTTGCCGAGCCGATCCGCCAAGGTAAGGAGATTATACCTAAACGGATCGTTTCTTAGTTTTTTTCCTGCTCCTCGACACTGTCCCCGCTCATAAATGCAGCAGCAACCGTCGAAATTACAGATACTTCTTCACGCATCAGAGAGGCTTTGTCTTCAAGCGTAAACAGCTTTTCACCTTGACCGTTCTCAGCCTTGAGGACGATAAGATCAATCATTGCATCAAATGATGTGTCGCTTAAAAACTTAGGGTGCTTGCGCTGAATGCGGTTTAACTCACCAGCAAGCAGAGGGCCATAATAGACCTTCTCTGGCTTGCCTTCATCGCCCCACTCTGGAACGTCTATGTGACGCTTATTCGATGTCCGCTCTGCGATACGCTTGGCAATACTCATATTAATTCCTTTTAATTATACAGCCGCGCTGGTCAAAGCCCCTGTTCCTTGAACAGTGATAGTGGACTCCACCATACCATCGAAGCTGCCTGTGATAGTCTTACCCGTTACAATGGCTTGACCTGTGTAATAAATGTCAGTGGAAGTTGCACCCTCTGGGTAGAAGCGAATAGCTACCTCAGCGCCAGGAATCAATGCGCCCTGACCCGTGGTGTCAGTTTCGTCCCAAAACACATCAACCGAACCAGACCAACCCTTCAAGGTAGTCTTAAACGTGCGATAGCTATCGGACATGGATGTATCTTCAACGGTATCGGCAGTTTCCTCAACCGAATACGAACGAATTTCAAGCACGTTGTTGGTCGAGCCAACGCGAACTGTGCCTTCTGAACCAGTATGGGTAGCCATGTTTTATCCTTACGCCAGTGTTGCTTCAGTCAAAGCACCAGTGCCTTGAAGCGTGATTGTCGATTCCACCATGCCGTCAAAGCTGCCAGTGATGGTTTTGCCTGTCACAGTTGCCGTTCCGGTGTAGTACTTTTCAGATACGCCAGCAGACGCACCTTCTGGGAATACGTTTAATGTTGCCTGAGCGCCGACCACAAGACCACCTTGGCCCAAGGTGTCAGTCTCATCCCAGAATACTTCAACGGAACCAGACCAGCCCTTCAGAGTTGTTTTAAAGCTGCGATAGCTATCACCCATGCTTGAGTCTTCGACGGTATCAGCGGTTTCTTCTAAAGAGTAGGAGCGAATCTCTGCGATGGTGTTCGCACCAACTTTGAGCGTTCCTTCACTGCCAGTATGCGTAGCCATTATTCAGACTCCTCGACTTTCTCTGCTTGAACCTTTGGCTTTGCAGCCTTCTTTACATCCCAGCCCTTAGACTGATAGTGTGCCAGATCAACCTCACAAGCAAGTATTTCATCGCCAGTTTTGTTATAAACTTTGACCATCTTCATCGCGGTGTCTCCAGATCAGAAAGCAACGTAACATATTGAACCGCGTAAGACAACCGTGCATTAGCAACTGGCTTCTCGCCTTCAACATTAATGTCAACTTCTGACTGCGAAAGAATACAACTTTTAACCAATCCTGACAACTGGAAATCAGAACCAATTGCATCTTCAATCAAAACACAGGCATTATCTATTTCGTTTACAATTGTCGAACTTGATCCTTTAATAAAAATCTCAACATAAACTTGCAATGATCCCATAGATGTTTTTGTGCCTATGGTCGCTAAAGAACTGCTTTGGCTGTTTGTATAAATTATGGCCGCTGGCAGTTTGGCATCATCTAAGGCATAGGATCGCATCTTATAGACACGCCCAGAAAAGAAATTTAAAGCGCCTATGATCGTGGCGATTTGGTCGCGTATCTGATTATTGATGTGTGACATTAGATAGACACCTGGCAGTTATTGATGGCGGTCATGTACCTAACTTCAAAGATCATCTTGCCAGTGCCAATTGCTTTTTCGCCAGTTGTGTTAACGCTAAAATCTGATTGCGTCAGAATACAGCTTTTGACAAGACCATTAAAACTGTAGTCGGCTTCAATTGCGCTGTTCAACTCTGCGCAGAAACTTTCTATGTTCTCGAATATGTTAACACTTGACCCTTTGTTTATTACATCAACCCTTAGTTCAAGGTTATGCGATAAGGTGCGGCTACCCATAGTGGCAAGGTTGGTTACATCATTTGTTGTATATACAATTAATGCCGGAAGCTGGTCATCATCAAGAGCATACTTACGAAACTTGTACAATGTTCCTGTATTAAGCACTTGGAGAGTTTGCCTCTCTTTAAGACCGATACCAAAACGATTTAATATTACAATTTGAAACCTGTCATAGATAAATTTAACCAACAGGTCGGCAGCATAGTCTCTGATCTGTTGCCGAACGTGGCTCATGTTACACCTTTTCGAGAATAAGGGTACTTACGCCAGTTCCATCAGTTAAAACAACTCGCACGTTATAAGACACAGAGCGTATAATAATTTCATCCCCGTCAGCAGCCGAAGGCACATCAGCAGTACGGCAAACAAACTGTGGAGATGGGATTGTAATGTCCATCAAGTCTGTAGCACCACGGCTGGCCTGTGGAGCATCAAAGATACCGTTCACAGAAACAGCACTGCCACCTACTGGTGTGTAAGTGGCAGTATCTGCAAAATCGTCGAGTTCAAAGAAATCGAGAATATCAGCGGCAGATTCAACGGCCATTCTTAGGACTGCGCTTGATTACAGGATCACGATGCTCGACCTTTGGTGCTTCAGCTACGCGCACAGCCTCAAAGATTTCAATCTTCTTGTCAGCGATAAGCACTAGAGCCTCGCCATGCGGAAGGGTAGCAACGTCACCCTCATTAAGAGGGCCTTGCGATGTTACTACGCCACGAATGCATTTGTATTGCATGTTATTCTCCAAAGAAGTTGGGGACCGAGATGACTTCCAAATCCCAGTCCCCAACATTACTTATACGCCGTCGTTGTTGTATGCGAACGACACTGCGTGACGAACTGCAACGTCAACAGTTTGAAGCGCAACAACACGAACAGTTCCGCTTGTCGATGCGGTGTATGGATCAACCGTTAGGTCGAGGCCACCCCACATGCCGATCAAGCAGTCAGCAAAGTTACCAAAGTAAACGTTACCAGCAGTTGCCTGTTGGGTACGGATTACGTTGTAACCGTTAGCTTGACCGCCTTCAAGGACGAACATGCCCGAACCAGTGTCCTTGGTCTTCGTCTTCAAACCGCCATAAGTGGCTGCGTCTGTGATGTAGGACAAGTTACCGAACAGTGCATTGTCTTCTGCAACAGCAGTTTCCATTGCAACCATTTCAGCAAAGGTTGGAACAGCAGCAGCAAAGTTGGTTGGCTTGTTAACACCGGAAGTGTTCAAGATACCAGTTGGCTGACCGGACGAGCCAGAACCTTCAAGTGCGCCCTTGTCGATTGCCAAGGCCAGGGCCTGTGTCAAATCGTCGCGGACCAACTGCTCAATGGCAGGAGTCGATTGAAGGATCAACTGACGGGTCATGTCGGTGAATGCGCCAATGTTCTTTGGAGCCATCGACACTGTGCCAAAAGTTGCTTCAGATTCACTGGAAGCGCCACCTTCTGTGCTGATCCAGCCCGACGAAGCAGCGGCAGTCTTTTTAGGGATTGCTACGTTGCCTTGCAGACCTGGGAGCATACGCGCACCAGCTTGCATTACCGACGATGCGTTACGAAGAACGTCAATAAACTCGTTAGCAAGCAGATTTGTTGCAACAAGTTCGTTGTCATCGCTGGTATTCAAGTCACGCTTCCAAACGCCGAGAATGTCGGTTGGGAGCATAACGCCCTGTGAGCCACGGCCATAACGCTGTGCAGCAGCTTCCGAGACTTCAAACTCGAATGCAGCGGCTTCGCGAAGGCGACGATCACTTGGGTTTGCGAGAGCAGCAATTGCACGAACAACCGAGAACTGACGAATTTCTTTTTTCGTCAGGCCAATGTTTTCATTTACAAGTGGCGTGTCCGAACCAATTGCTTCAAGCAGTTCACCACGGAACTGTTCAATGCTCTTGCCCGAACGGAGGGCGGCGTCGCCAAGATCACGCTTGTTGTGACGGGCGGCGAGTTCGATGATTGCAGATGCGTTCTTGGCAGCAGCTTCAGCAGCTTCAGCCCGAACCGCATCCATATTTACTTCGTCAGTCATTTTGACTTCCTTTTTGATAGATGGTTCAACTTTAGGTTGGGGTTCGAGAGCAGCCGCGCTACGACCCACGCCAACTGACGGGTCAGCAGGAATAGAAACGACAGATACCTCAAGGGGCGACCAAGAGCGAACAAGGTACTCGTCCTTATTCGTCGTGGATCGCTCCATTTTGTTGACGCGATAGCCCACCGAAACATTCGACCGGATACCATCGACAACGTCCTGAAAAACTTCCTGAGCAAGTGCCGAGCGCCCGAACCTGACTTTGGCTCGAAGAACACGGTCCTCAGAAAGTTCTACGGATTCAATAACGCCAATCTGCTTTTCTGGATCATGGTCCAGAAGCAGTGGCGCACGGCCCGAAGCGACAAAGCCCATATCAATGGCTTGGCTTTCGTGGACCAGTATTTCACGACCAAACGAACGGTCAACCGCAAGTTCAGAAGACACGGCAATCTCAACAGTGCGCTTCTCTTCTGAGATCGCCTTTGGTTGCATATGCATAGCGCGGTGAAGCACTTCTACAGGGGCAGAACGGTCTTCTTCAACTTCTGGCTTTGCAATCTTGGTCAATGTTGAAAACCTATGACCAACTAAAGTATCTGTTTTTTCTCCATTACGGTAAATGCAGATAAGTGCCGCTGGGTCTTCTTCAGTTGCGTTGATTGTAAAATCGCTGTCTGGGATTTCAAGGGTTCCGTCACGAACAATGCGTTCAATTTCCCCACGGGCCATGCCGCCGGAACTGTCCCACTGAACATAATCACCTACGCTCAATGCGTCGGGTGCTGCGCGTTCTTCAACTTCTGACATAAATTGCTCCAAAAAGCGTTTCGGTGAAACAATAACACCAAATTACGCAATAATCAAACAGTCGGTTCTTCTTCGTCTACACCTTTAGTAGCCTCGTTAGCTCCAAACGGGAAGAATGACAGTTTAAGGCCAAAGGCATCCGCCATTTCTTTGTCACGCTGCCACTGGCTAAATGTTTCTTCAACATCACGGCCATATTGACCAGCAACATCTTGCATCGACATAACACCATTGTGCATGGCAGTGACTGCTGCGTTGATTTCCTTCTGAGGATCGACCCACTGCCAACCACGGGCGCGGAAACTTGAAGCAGAAGAGAACTTGTCAAAGCGTGATGCCGGAATTGGTATCAAACCAAACTCCATAACGTGTAGCAGCCAAGTGTTGTAAGCAGGGATGACAAAATGCTCCATTAGGAACTGCTGCATCATCTTGTAAGAGTCGCGCTCTTCCAATGCGCCTTGGCGGATTGAACTGTAGGATGTTCCCTCCAGATCGTTTGACAAAGCAGCGTAGGAAACACCAAGGCCGGATGCGATGCCACGAATGATGCCCTTCTGAAAATCAGAAAAGGCAGTTGCTGGGTGCGACGGGTCGAACGGCTTAAAGTCAACGCCGTTTGGCAACTGGTGGAATGTGCCAGGTTCAGCATCGATGATCGGGACAGTGTTGTCGTAATCGTCGGCTGGTGCATCTTCGCCAGTGTCTGAGGTAAAGAAGCCCATCTTGGACGCAGCCATACGCGAGGCTACCAACTCAGCCTCACGGTGAGCGTTCAGCATCTTCAACTGGCTTATGGCTGGTGACATCCAAGGTTCACCCCGTGTCTGACCAGCGCGAAGCGGATCGTAAACGTGGATAATATTCTTAGCGTCAATCCGATCTGAAACATTCATAGATATTGCAGAAAATTCAGAGTCGCCAGGGTGACGCTTCTTTACCCAGTAAGCAACAGGGCGCTGCATCTCATCGACCTCAATGCCCATACGGATTTCGCGTCCGTTACGCAGCTTTTCGTTCTTCTGCTCATCAATCTGGTCAGATTCGATAGGGTGAAATGCAATGCCGTGGATAAACGAACGGTTGCGGACAATCTGCAAGAATGCTTCGCCGTCACGGGCGGTGGCTTCCATCACATACTTCTGCAAGTCGATCCAGCTTAGGCGACCATCTGCCGTGCAGTTGCCCTTCAATGCAAACTGATAAAAGCTGTCCTCAATAATCTGGTTGCCAATAGCATCCAGTGATCCGTTGGTATTCCGCGCCTTAACTTGCAGGGTCATGCCCTTTTCGCCAACCACGTTGGTCTTCAGCAAGTTTAAGAAACGCTTAACATAAACATCATTCCGCGCCAATTCGCGTGAGCGGTTACGCATAAGAACAAGATCAGGACGCAGTTCACTGTCTGGGCTACGGCTGGACGCCATAAAGTCGGCAAAGAGCCGACCCGTGTTCGCAGCGTGATAATTGCGCTTTGCAACTTTGTTCTTTTTCTGGGGTAGGCCCAGTGCTTCACGCCACAAGCTCATATGAAACGCACCTTCATTGTGGTCTTAGTCGGCTTCCCAAGAGAAATGGCGTTATCGCGCCGCTCCTTTAAAACTTCCTTGCGATAATAATCGCGCCACTGCAATAGGTCCACAATGGACATCTTGGCAATGGAGCGTCCCTGAATAGAGTAAGATGATACATCCTTGTCGGCACGGCCCTGTAGCAAAGACTCAATCTTATCCAGCATGATTTCAGCGTGGCTGCGTGGATCAGAGCCATTGTTGTCAAGGTCTTGGATAATCTCAAACTCGCCGCGCTCAACAACAATTCTGTTGCCGCTAGAGGTTTGCGTGACTTCAAGTTGCCAATGGTAAAAGCCCGAAACAAATGCAGCAGATGTTGCGCTGCTGACCGTAAACAAATAATAGCTACTTGTTTCAGTAGCAGCTATTTGTATTTCATTTGCACCGCCAGCAGTAATCCGCGCAACATAATTAGCAGAATAAAGTGCAGGAGCATATGTCTCTGCAAGGGATGACTTCTTCCACTGAATAAAATCGCCTACAACGATCTTTAGTGGTTCGCCTTCTGGTGCTTCGTTTTCGTTAAAAAGATTAGCCATGATCCCTCAGCGCCAGTTGTTTGCAAAGCCACCCCTACGGACAGCTTTTTTACCACCCGCTAAAGGATGGGGTTTATCAGCTTCTTCCGCATTTGGCAATTTATGCTTTTCCATGTTAGCATAAAACTTACGGGCCACGCTATCCATATTTACATTTAGGATCGTAAGTGCCGCAATTGCGTATACTCTAACATCTAATGCTTCGTTTCTTGTTCGTGTTTTTACCCAAACTCTTGACGGAAAACCTTTGTGGTATCGGATCATCTGTTTTTCAGCAGTCAACTGCTTAAAGTATTCATCATCTCTTTTTGCAGGAAAGTGGCAATAGCCTGGGCCAGCCTCATCCATCTTTAGGCGGGAGTAATGCACTTCTTTCGCAGTATCGACACCAATCGGATACAGCGGAACCCTACCAATGTTGTTTTTAGATGGCCGTCCGACAATCGGCTTGCCCTCGCCACCAATACCCTTGATCGCAAACACCCTGTGTCCAGCCCTAGTCTTGGCGTAATTGTAAACTGCCCGTGTATGGTGTCCGCCAGTATCTATGCACGTTGCGCGAACAAGCATTGGCTCACCGGACGGATGCTCATACGTTGCCAGCAAGACCTCATCGACCTTATGCCAAAGCTGCGTGGTGGATGGATCGCCATAGATCACATGATATTCAACTTGCCAGCTTTCTTCGCCAGCGCCCCAGCCCACAATCTCAATTTCGACGCGGTCATCCTGAACGTCGGCCCCAGCCGTAAGAAGAACCACTTCATCAGGGATGCCTTCGTAATCTTCTTTGCGCTGGGCTACAGAATAATCGTCAACGCCCTCGCCAGCATCTTCCCATGTCTCACCAAGAAAAGTGTTAACAAAGGTTTTAAGGCGCATGGGGTTCTTCCGAGCCGACAGAAACTCTTCAATGGCGTCTGACAGAACAGACCAAGGCGAGTACAATCCGTTTAAATGAAACCCAGCCACCCCATTATACGGCGCAAAGGCAACCCATTCACCATTACGAACTGCCCTGTGCCGCTCAGTATCTGACCAGATCGACCCACACTCACAACAATGATACGCGCCAGTGCTAGCGTTATCGTCAGTCCAAGTCACGTTTGACCAAGCCAAAGCCTGTTTATGGCCGCAATCATGGCACGGGACCATAAACTTGCGTTGATCGCTTTCACTATATGCCGACTCAATCCGGCTCCCGCCCTTATTAGTAGGAGTCGATACTAGAATGATCTTCCTGTTCCAGAAGGTGGCTGCTCTTCGTTTGGCAAGAGATATAGGGTCACCTTCCTCCCCAGCAGAAGGAGGATATCGATCAACTTCATCGCAAAGAACAATACGAATCGGACGAGAAGCAAGGGAACTAGGAGAATTAGCGCCAACAAGAGATAGAGCGCCACCAGGGAATACCTTGTGTAAAGTAGTATTGTTTGCATCTTTTGCCTTACTGTCTTTAACCTTGTCCCGAAGGCAAGGGGTTGAGCGTAATAGACCCGCCGTCACACGGTCCTTACTAAAACTTTGCGCCATGTCTACTGTTGGCTGCATCATTAGGATTGGCGATGGATCGTGCGACATGTGATAGCCAATTGTGTTAAGCAGCATCTCAGACTTGCCAAGCTGCGAACCGCACATGACCACAACCTCTTTTACCAAGGGGTCAGAGCAAGCATCCATGATCCCGCGCTGGTATTCAGCCCTAGCCGTCACCCATCGACCTGGCTCAGAACTGCTTTGCGAGTCTAGCCGCCGTTCATGGTCAGCCCACTGCGCCACGCTCATTTGCGGAGGTGGCGTCATTTGCTTCATGGCCCTCGCCATTAACTCTAAAGCAGCTTCTCGCGTAGCTTGTTCGATCATACTATTATTGTCCGACCCTTTTTAGGGCGACCAACCCTGCGCTTGGGCTGCTCAACCACTGCCGTTTCTGCTGGGTCTTCTTCATTTGCCGATCCGGTACGGACAGGATCAATGCTTGGCTGGTAGTTGGACAATTCGGTCAGAGCCTCGCGGATCGCATTCTCTAAATAATCCTTTACCACGCCAACATCTGCTTCTGTAGCTATAATTGGTGCGACTTTAGTAGGTAGCGCCAGAAACTTAGCCTTACAGGCGTGAAGGACGCTCTCCCAAGCCGCCACTACATCGTTGGTCATACAAAGAGTGCCGCGTATCTTGGCTAACTCCAGTTCAGCAATTTCTGCCTCAGCATTAATCTTGCGCGTCCTGGCTTCGTCATATGATGAGCCAATTAATATGCCGCCAGTGGTAGGTTTACGGGGTTGTACTGTCACAATAGTTCCTAAATTTTCATAAAATATTATATTGTTGCGCACATTGTACAGCAAGGCCGTAGGCTGTCTAGCCAGAATATGCGCAACAATATTTCAACAATGGGTCCGAAAATTGCTGTCTCTGCAAATCATTTGGGTCCTCTCTC